ATGTTCTCCTCTTCTTCTTTAGCAGAATTGTTTCCACTAATGGTTAATCTCTGTTCTTCTTGAACAACTTTAACTTCCTCTTCTGTAAAGCCAGCTAAAGCTAACTCAAGTCTGAACTCCGTATCTGAGACTTCAATAAGATTATGTGGGGGATACTTGTCTTGACTAGTGGTATCAGACTGTCTATCCATTATTCTAGCCAGTAACCTGTCATAACCTATAGCCCTCTTATGGAAGTCCTCCAGGGAGGGGGGAAGTCTGAACGACCAATTACCTTCGAGTCTTACATTCATAGCTTTCTCCTTTTCAGCAAGATATTATGGAACCCACCATTGGCATTCCATACATATATTATACTATACTTTTTTAATATTAACAAGCTTTTTATACTCCACATACTCCTCCTGCTCCACTAATCTCACAAATATCATGAGCTTGGATATTATCTTCAAACTCTTCACCTAATTTTTCACTAGCTTCTGTATAAGGAACTTTTGTCAGGGGTTGACCACCTCTGCATCCATCTGGATAACAGGTAAATCCTCTTAATCTATGAGCATACTTAGCTAGAGTTTGAGCAAAGTCTTCTACCTTATCTTCGTTGTTATCTTCAGTACCCCATGAGGGTAGGTTTATTGTACTGGAGATAGACATATCAACATACTCTTGTACGTTGGCTTGAAAGTTTAGTCTTCTCTCATAGTCAGTAGCCAGATCAAGAGCAGAGTCAATGCTATCAGGCTTAACACCATATAGTTCTATCATTTCTTGAGCAGCACTATCAACAACATACTGGTAGTGCCACCTCTTGTTCTTGAGATACCTACGTTTATAGGCTACGGCAAAGATAGGTTCAACACCAGTTGATGTACCAGCAAGAATACCGATCGTACCTGTAGGTGCTACAGCCCTGACAGCAACAGGTACAGATATGTTTAGTTGATTAGCAAAGCTACGAGCTACCTTATCACTTTCAGCTTCATATACTTTAAACCACCTATGAAGTTCTGATGTAGTCTCATACCTATGACCACGTTGTATCAACCACTCATGTAGCCCCATCAAACCTAAACCTAAACGTCTATTTCTATCTCGAACTTGATACACCTTTTCGTAGGGGAGAGTTGCTCTAAGGGTTCCACACAGTAGAAATTGTGTGGCAAGTTGGACAACTTCCTGCAACTGGTTAAGGTCATCAATACGAGCAAAGTTAAGACTACCAAGATTACATACGTCAGAGTCATCCTCACTGGTGACTTCAGTACAGGCATTCCTGAGTGTTTCGTTTTCTTTCTCGAAGAAGTTGAACGAGAACCCCGGTTCAGCAGTTCTAAGAGCCTGATGTACATTAGTCCTAAAGACATCTCCTATCTCTCCTTTCTCCCAATAGTTTAACAACCATTCGGTATCATAGTTTACAGATATGTTTGTCATATCTAGTGGTGCAGGAAAATTAAAATCATCCTGCTTAATATCAAACAGAGTTTTACCTGTATTACCAACAGGCATATCAAACCAGTTCTTAGCTTTAAGAAACTTATCTACATCATCGTGCTGCCAATTAAGAGAAGCATAGATAGCAGACCTACGACTACCACCTTGCATAACCTTCTGTCCTATGGAGTTAATCATCTGCATCTTAGGTATTGGACCTGAAGCTATACCACCAGTACCTTTGAGAGGTTGTCCCTCAGATCTGTAAACAGAATAATCTATACCAATACCACCACCTGTCATAAGGCAGGACTCAGACTTCCAAGATAGATCAGCCCAATCTTCTCTAGTATCTTCTTCTGCTTTAAGTAGGTAGCAGTTGTTAAAGAACTTCTTCTCTCTACCTGCATAGTAAAGATAACGTCCACCTGGAATAAATCTAAGATTAGAGATATGATCTATCAAGGCTTCCTTATCATCCTTTGATAGCTTATCCTGACATACATCCTCAACTAATGTACAGGCCAGTTCATGAAATGTCTCTGCACCTTCATGAGAATACTTGGTATAAAATATATCTTCACTAAATTTAGATCTGAACTGTGGATTTCTATTTGATTTAAACATGCCTACCCCTTTCCCCTATTAAGTCATTAAACAATTCTTGTTGCTCTTTTTCCTCTGGATAATGCATCTGCAATATTAACTGTGCATAATGTATAGCTTTCTCAATATCCTTTTTACCTTCACCCTTGGTACGGTGTCGAGTAATATATTTTATTACGTTACCTTCTAGGTAGTCTAGATTATTTGCATGAATATATTCTACTGGTTGTATACCACATCCTTTATAATGATTACCACCAACTTGAGTATCTAAAGGATTTTCTTTAGTAGATAAGTGAGCTAAGTTTTCTTCTGACATTTTCTACATCCTTTTCATTTATAACTTTATATGCAAATGATCTAACTTTTTGTGGTTCTAGCCCAGCATAATAACATATTGTTTCAAAATCTTCACAAGTAACTCCTACTGAGGTAAAGAACCATGCATGAGCTTGATCTCGTTGTAACTTAATATTGTTATTTTCTTTTTCAAATTCAGGTTTAGATACATCTAATAAAGCTTGTATGACAACTGCAACATATAAACTTTTATTTGAATCTTTACTTGTTAAGTCGTATAAAGATTCAATAGATACATCAGAATTTAATTTCATTATACTCTTGAACAGGTCTATAGAACTTACCTCCTACATAATTATTGTAAAAGGCTGGTTCATCTGTTCCTTCTAGTACTGAAGATAAAACATTATACTTCATTTGGTAATAACATTCATAATATCTTAAACTCCTTTTGTTTTTAAACTCTGCAATAATTTCAAACTTAAAATGTTTCTTACCTATTTTTTTAATATCATCAATAAGATGTTTACTAGAACCCATGTATGACTTCCAATTAGATTCAGTCTTCCTGGTTTTCTTTTTGTATTTTCTATAATTATAATATTGTTTACAACCTATATAAGCCTTACCAGTTTTAATATTAGTAATACAGTAGACAAAACCAAATTGTTTTAAGTCAGGTTTCTTCTTATATACCCAATGCATTACCAATCTGTTACCTCTGGTACATCGGGTTCTTTATATACACTAACTAAATATCTTTTACTTCTAGCATAATCAAATACTCTAATACCTTGACCATTGTTTGCGTCCTGCCAACATTCTTTATTATGTGGACAATAGATGCAACCGATTGGTAACTTCATATTACCTGATTTACCATCGGGTATAGCATCATAACATCTATCTGGAACTTTAGAATCTGATACTATTTTTTTAAGGTGTTCTATTCTATGAGAAGCATTAATTAATTCAAGTGAGTTATAAACATCTAAACAAATTTGACCACTAGATTTATCTATTACTAGAAAGGCAGCTTCATTTTTATTATTAGCTTCAGCATAAGCTGATATTTGTCCTATATATCCAAAAGGATCTTCATTTAACAGGTTATGTTTTTTAAACTTTGAAAAGCTAGAACCAGAAGTACTTTTACAATCAATTAACATATCATCTATTATTGCATCTTGATGTCCTACAACACCACCAACTTCTACTTCTTTCTGTTCATGTTCAACTTTATGTCCTGCAATGGCAGCACAAGTTAAAAGTAATTCTTCTAAAATATATCCATACAAAAATTTTATTCTTGTGCTAGAGCTAATATCTTTTATTTCTTTTTTAGAATTAAAGTTATACCATAACTGTCTATCAGGTTTACCAATAGAAGATAACCTTAAATTATTATTTTCTTTTGGCTTCTCATTTAAAAATTCTTTTAAATGTTTTTTAATTTTTTCCCCAAAATTATCTACATGTTTATCAAATTCTTTTTGATCTATATCAATAGGATTGAGAGAAAATATTTGATATATATCTTGGACTATTGTATCAATTTTTTTCATGGATAAAAAAAGAGAGGGATACAAACTTTAATATGTACCCCTCTCAGTCTCCTTTAATAGGGGTTAAGAAGCAAAAGCAACCTCTTCTTTATCAGCAACAAATCCTCCCGGAACAACCTCTAATCCGTCAGGATTGTAAGGAATTAAATTTATTACTTGTACAGTTTTTAAGTAACCATTAATTCCTTTATTACCGTTCTTATTAAAAGAAACGGTATCAAATAAAACATTAACTTTAGAACCATTTCCTATCAATGTGGTTGAAGGAACTGGTAATTTTTCAGAATCCATAACAGTTATATTAACTGGATCATCACCAAAAAATGGTCTTTGAGTTAATGTTACAAACTCACCAGGAATATTTCCCTTATCGTCTGTTCTTATTCTTAAGCCTAACTCTTCAGCTTTAGATTTATTTTCTTTATCAAGAACAACATTAATAACATACTCTCCCTCTGGTTTGTACTCAGTAATTCTAGGACGATGTACAGAAGCATAGTAAGCTTCACCTGAGAGAACACTACCTTTAGTTAATTTTTGATTTGCCATTTAAGACTCCTTAAATATCTAATATAATTTAAATTATATAATTATCTTACCCATATAGTATACACCAAATATATTATATGTCAATAATTATTTTAATTATTTAACCAAAATAATGAATTAAATTGTCGATCATGCAATGATCCGTATTTTATTTTAGGAACTTGTTTAATTAATTCTTCAACAAACTTTTTAGTATACTTCTTTTTTGCTAATTTTCTGTCAGGAAAGATCATGGTAACTCCTTCATTAGCTTTTCTTAATACCACAATACCTTCCGTATTTTGAACTACTAGTTCACCAATATAACCATCAGGATCTGGAACTAGTATTACAAAATTCTCTACACCTAACTTACTAGCTTTACCTACAATGCTTGTACCTCTAATACCTACTGTAGCTGTAGGCAAGTCAAGCTTCATAAGATCTGGACCTAGCTTTGCTATGTTGCCACTAATCATTCTGAATGCACCAGTAACTAATTTAAGATCAATGTAGCCATCCTTTTTTATTGGATCATATACAAGATCTACCATATATAAATCAGATAGTTCTCCTATATTAACAAAAGAATTATCTACAAGCTTAATCTCTAAAGAAGATTTCTTTTTAGTTACTATCCTATCATTCTTATAGAGCCAGTTATCTTTAACTAAACCTATAGATTTTCCTTCTCTTGTCAAAATAGCTGCCCCCTTTACATTTAAAACTCTAGCTATCTTATCACTAGCCATAGCAAACGTAACTAATATTAAAAAGAATATTAGAGAATAAAAAATTATTAGTGTGTTTCTGCCCATGTATTTCCTACCTTGTATTCACAATCTAACGAACATCTCATATCTAAAGTTACTTCAGTATCTTTCATAGCATCTTTAGTTATTTGTCCAAATACTTCTGTATCTTTTTTAGATACTTCAAATTGATACTCATCATGAACAGATGCCACAAGCTTTGCATCTATGCCTTTAGATCTAATACGTTCATCCATATGAACAAGCCATTGTTTACACACGATAGCCCCTGCTCCTTGCAGAAGAGTGTTAAGACTAGCATGACTCGATCTAATATGTAGTTGTCTACCATCTAAAGCCTTAACTGTTCCAACTGCTGAAGCCTCAGTAATATTATCTCTAAGTCTTTTTAACTGTGGCATGTTTCTTAAAAAGTTAGTGATTAATTGCTGACCTCTTCTAGCACCAGCACCTACAACAGTACCTATCTTGGCTGGTCCTGCGCCATATAGAAAAGCATAGATAAAAGTCTTAGCCTGATCTCTATCAGTTAGTCCAGCAGCTTTCATATTAGCTGTATGAACATCACCTGTAAGAACCTCTGTGGTAAACTTAGGATCTTCCATGTAGTGAGCAAGACAACGTAGCTCCAGACCACTGGCATCTGTACCTACAAGAGTATGGGTATCAGGATTAGATACTGTCCATAGCTCTCTACACTCCTTACCATAAGGACTATAGGTAGCTGGTACTTGTGCCATGTTAGGACTGTTGTGAGCCATCCTACCAGTAACAGTTCGTAGGGTCATTACTCTACCTCTAACTCTATTATCATCTTCACATTCTTTTATCCAGGCTTTGAGTAAGCCAGTACGTTTCTGTAAAAGAAAATACCTACTAAACATCTGCGCTTCTGGCATATCTAATTTAGACAGTATATCTTCAGATACAATTACATTACCTTTTTCTGTATGCTTCTTTGGCTCCCACCCTTTTTCTATCAGACGTTCTGCTATCTGTTTACGGGAAGCAATGTTAAAAGGTATATACTTAGTTTTAGTTTTTAATTCTACTTTAGTAGGCTCAAACATTTCTTGTGCCTGTTCCTCAAGTCTATGTTGTTCATCTTCAAGCTGAGATAAAAAGACTGTGGCTTTCTGTATATTAAATGCAAAACCATTTCTTTCTTGCTGATCTATTATTGCTCGAACCTTCCTTTCGAGGTTATACGATCTATCTGAGAACGAGCTACCCTCTCCTGAGAGGACACCAGCCACCTTCCTAGTGAGTTCAGTATCCCTCTGACAATACTCCAACATTTCTTTATTAAACGTAGTAAAATCATTGTAGTCCCCTTTGCTGTAGCCAAGTCTTTCTCCCCATGATTGTAGTGAATGTCCACCATCTCTGATGGGATTGTATAGTTGTGATTCAATCAAAGTATCTCTTACTTGAGATAATTTTATATTGGAACCTGCCAAACGATTTAATATTGGAGCATCAAAACTAATACCATTATGCATTATGAACTGATCAATCTGTGCTGACCACTTCCCAAACTCTTTGCACTCATCTCCTATCCATGCTTTTTCTTTACCTGAGTTAAGAGCCTTTGCTACAATACAATGTATCTTTGTAGCATCTAGCTTATCTGTTTCTATATCAACTACTGCTGCTACCATGAGTCATATCTACTTGATAAGCTTGATTGGTTGGTATATGAAAAAATAACTCACCTTCCTTTACATGTCTGTTTGATACTTCTTTTACTTCACAGTCTTCTAAAATATTTGCATCTACATGCCAAGCTTTAGTGCAATCATTATTAAACACTACAAAAGTAAGATCATTATTTGAATACTCTTCTTTCCATTTATCTAACAATCTTTTCTTTCGATAAGGTATACGCAATTCATCCCAATTATCAGGCCAATCTTCTTTCCAGGAATATTTTATCTCAACCTCATAGAAGTGATCTGGACTTCCATTATCTGTTTCCAATGTTATATCAAAGTAAGTAGTTTCTTTACTGTTGATAGAACACTTAGGAAATTTTTCAAGTAACCATAATATCATATTCTCTTTGGCTTTACTATCTGACGCATCATATAAAGATTTGCTAAATGGCTTTTTCATTTATGGCTCCTGACTCCTCTGTTATTTTTTTAAAGTATTGTCCTACTTGTATGACCTGATCTGGTGTAGCACTAGACATTATTTGATTAGCTAATCTAGATACCCACTGAACATTATCTTTTGTATATCCTAGTTTATTATTAATTCTATCCAGAGATGGTGATTTATCTGTACCAATACCATTAATACCTTTCTCTAAAGTAAACCTTAGTGCTGGACATTTACCATCTACAGGAAAAATATCTTTTAAATATGTAGCATCTAAATTAAAATCTAATCCTAGTTCTTTAGCTTTGTTTTTCATTTTTGAACAGGCATTAGAAAAAAATCTATTAGATCCTATCGGTGGTCTGTTTCTATCTTTTTGTTGCATCCTCTTTCTATGATACTCTGCACTACCCATTCTCATTCTCCATAAAAGGGTTATCCACTTGAGTCATTCTTCCTGTCTCCTTGTCGTAATGTAAGTAACAAGCTACTCCTGTGTCTCCAGTATATCTGTTCTTTAGAATACGAAGAGTAGTTGTATTGGCTTGATGATCATCCTCCGCCTGTTGGTTACGTTCCAATGCAATCACACTATCAGACAGGTGTGCTATGGATGCTGAACCTCTTAGGTGAGATAGTGATACCTCTCTACCATCCTCGTGTCCTCGATCCCCTGCTGGTCTTCTTAGATGGGATACAAGCAGTAACCCTATGCCTGTCTCCTCAACCAATGATCTTAACTTAGTCATTAGAATATCTATAGACTTTCTCTCATCACCATTGTCCTCTTGTCCCGATACTAGGATAGATAGGTGATCTAGAAATACCCACTTACAGTCTAGTGCTTTTGCCATGTATCTAACTCGATCCAGGATTTCATCGTTAGAGATAGATCCAAAATGATCAAAGGCAAAGAACCTTCCTGTATTGATGGTCTTATCTTCCCATTGTTTTAATTGTTCTCTGTCAAACTTATCTCTAATCTCCTTAATGTACAATCTAGCATTAGCTTCTACACTCATGATATTAAAAGCAGTATTCTTTATGTTCTCTTCCATAGCTAGAATACCAATATTATCTTTGGTATTCATAAGAATATGATGCATTAACTCTCTAATGATACTGCTCTTACCCATGCCAGCACCACTGGTAAAGCAAACAAGCTCACCAGTTCTCATACCATAGGTCTTCTCATTCATTTTAGGCCAAGGATATAGACAAGTCTCACAGTACTTTTCATCATACAATGACTCGCCTAAGTCAGCTAAGTTTACAATACCTGCTGGTGTATAGGTCTTGGCATTCCACCATGCTTGAGTAAACTTCTCTCGCTGTCCTGTCTTCAAATATTCATTAGCATCTTTTAATTCTAAACTAATAATCTTACACTTATTAGGTTCAAATATTTGAGCTACTTGTTTGGCAGCTTCTTTTCCAGGCTCATCATTATCAAAGCACAAGACTACTGTCTCAAACCTATTTAGATAATTAAATGCTTGCTTACAATTCTGTAGTGCTGAAGCTGCTCCGTTCTTTATAGATACAACAGGCCACTTAGAACCAAGTAATTCATAGGCAGACATAGCATCTATCTCTCCCTCGCAAACTGTAATGAACTTACCGCCTTGGTTAAATACGTTCTGACCAAACAAACCAGCACTGGATAGATTACCTTCTGACCAAAACTTTTTTCCTTGGACCTCTCGTACCTTGTTTGCAATATGATTACCATCACCATCAAAGTACCGATAGATATGATGGCTTATTGTTGTTCCTGTTTGTTGGATCTGAGTAGAATACTTCTTGGCTGTATCCTTACTAATTTTTCTATCATGGATAGCACCAAAAGATCCAGATGTTTTTAATGTTGAACTAGTCTCAGTAGTCATAGGCACAACTCTAGATTGTTTCTCATCACTGTTTGTAAATCTTGTCTTACAACTATAACAATATGAATGACCATCCTCGTATAATACATTAGCGTCACTTGAGTTACACTTAGGACAAGGCATCCTATCAACTGCTCGTTCATTTGACATAACGTAATCCCCTTAGTTTAAGTTAAACAGCCTTCCTCGTTTTGTATTTAAAGTTATCTCTTACTCCCATATAGTTACATAAATCATAACGATATTTTACCTCATCTTCTGCTTGTTTCTTAGTTGAATGAGTACCAACTACAGTATGCTTTCCTAATTTTTGTAGGCAAACTTCCCATCTAGCCATCGGTATAAGACTCCTTCCATAAGTTGTTTACAAAATCTTCCTTGTCTTCCATAACCTCGTCTATTTCCTGCTTCGCAAATTTCTTTGCTTCTCTTGGGGTATATCCTTCCTCCTGGTACTGTCTTACCAGACCTCTGAATAAATTTTTTCTTTCTTTCTGCCACAGATTTTTAGTCATCATACTCTGCCCATTCTTGGTTTGCTTTTTTATATCCGTATCTTTCAAGCAACTTTCTAAGTTTTAAATTTTCATTATCCTTTTCCTTTAAAAGTTTATTTAAAATATCTATATGATTAGATTGTTTATTTATTATATCTTTATCTTTCATATTTATTTATAACCTGTATTTATAATATATTATATATAATATTATACGCTACTTATTTTTTTTGTCAACATAAAATAAATGATCTTCAATTTGAGCTAAGAATTTAAAGTTTTTTTCCGAAGCCCAAAACGGTTTTACATATGAAGCATGATAGTGAGTTGCTTCCCTAATTTTGGAGACAACAACACCTTTCAAAGCTAACTCTGCCACATTTATACTAGTCGTTAAACTTTTGATATCATTATATTTTTCTGGTTTACCATCACACCAGTAAGAGAACTGGCACTTATCTCTGACAGGACTGTTTTTCCAGTATCTTCCCTGGTGAACTACTTCGCATATAGTATCTGGAAACTTTTTACTATACGTTCTTGTCAGTATCACATTTGCAACAGCTAACATTCCTATCAAAGATTGTGATCTTGCTTCATGATATATTGCTTCAACTAAACATGTAAAAGAATCTGCTTTTGCTGTCGGTATAAAAGCAAACATCATAATCATAATGCTAATTATTAGTTTCAATGTACCCTCATTACTTTAAAGTCTTCTTCATCTCCTAGTCCCATGATTTCTAAACATTCAAATGCTTCATGGGACGTTTTAAAATATCCAGTACCTCCAGTTGCATTAGGCAAAAAAGAATATGATTCTATGTCATTGGGTACTGGCATATGGACGATTACAAAACTCATGTTACCCTCCTAGTATCATTAGTAATAGTATAATTAAATCCATGTTACCCTCCTGTATAAAGTATTACGTCTGCTACATCCAGCAAAGCTGGTGCTGTAGTTATAAGTAAACATATTAAAAATATCATTCTCCTACTCCCCCCACATTTTCTCTTATGATGTCATGGTGATTTAACTCAGCCCAATAAATCTCAAGAGCTTCTGTATTTCTATGAGCTATGAACTTGTGCATCTCACCTGCTGGTACTATAGATGTTTCTCCAGCATGGAGATGTGTGCTGTCACATAGTCCATAGTCCTTCCATCTCTGTATCTCTAACCAACCAGAGATTACATAGAACATATTAATCTTAGACTGATGCTTATGTTGAGAACAATACCCATCTTTCTTAACATTAATTCTATGTATCTCTACTGCTGGTGACTGTAGTATAGGCTCAGTGCTACCCCATACCTTACCTTCAATGACACTCATTTATATCTCCTAGTATAGAGTAAAGTATTGCTTCATAGTATTCTGATAACCTTCCAGAATACTAGCTGTGTATGCTTCATTAATAGTCCGAGTCTTAGGATTGTCAGCCCTGTAAGTACCCTTCTTGGTTCTTGCTCTTTTCTTTTTAACTGCCATGTTACTTCTCCTTCACTTTGATTTCTAAATTAGGTACTAAATCTTTCATTATTTGAAGTACAAAAGGTTCTAGCACAGCTTTAATTGTATTTTGAAATTTTTTGTGTCCCATTATTTTTTCTTCAAGAGCCTTGATTATTAAATCTTTTTCATCAGGTTCCTGTATTTCTTTTTCATCAGTCATTTTCTTCTCCTAGTAGTTAATAGCTATTACGTTAATTGTATCTGTAAACTCTTGCCCTAGAGAACAGGTATCATTGCTGCACTTTGCATGAGCGTTATCAACAGATACTACCCTGTCATTTGAGTCTACTACAGCAGGGAAGTATAATTCTTCTCCGCATTGCTTACAATCTGTCATGGTTTAACCTTCCTTAATTTATTATAATTCTTTGCTTCGTACTTAACTTGGTTATCTTTCTTATGATCAAACAACCATAGGTGACTATCATTTATAAAGAGAACTGATCCTCTCATATCACCATCTTTATCCTCAAGAAAATCCCCTCGTTTAAACTCCAGATCATTACGATTGATTGGTATCCTTGAGTCCAGGTGCGGGCTTCTGTTTCGTATCTCTTCAAGTAGCTCTAGTATTGATTCACAACCTTCTTTCTCAAGACAGTCTAGCTCACCATCAATCACCATCTGTATATCATCTAGCACAATATCAAAAAGTTTCTGGCTATCTATATTAGAATACATCTTTATCTCCTATGCATAAACAGAACCAACACCCCATGATCCATCGGGTACTAGTATTAATTCCCCATTTCTATTATACACTACATGCGGCTCACCTGCAACAGCAATCATTCGAGCTTCTGAGCCAGCACTAATTCTATTCTCCCAATACACTGTTATAGGTGTGGTTGGGTACACTGATCCTAGTGGTTCAATCATCTTCTTTCTCCTTAAAGTATATCACATTTACAGTTTATTATCTATAAAATTTTCATATTCTTTTTGCCATTGTTCCTTACCTTCAGCAACAGTTCTATTAAGATCGTCTACATCCAGACCATTGAACCTATCAATAGATAGTTCTATTGGATCAGTAAAGATAGTATCATATGCTGGAAAAGGTGAGGACAATCCTCCTATGTATTCTTCAACGATAGGATAACCCCAGGCATCTCCTCCCTTTCTGATGTAAGTCATTACATCTGTTACATTATCAAACTTATCAATGCTCATTAGCTTGCCCTTTCTCTGATCGTTATCTCACTATCACTGAACAATTCTAAGTGAAGTATTCCATCAGTGCTAGTAACAACTATATCAGTGTAATATAGATCATCTCTTGTACGAGATTTTTTCTTGATGACCTCAACATCTTTAACAAAATGTATAAACTTATCATCTGGATTCTGAAGCATCACTATTCTCCTTATATTGTTGATAGGCTGCCTTACGTTTTGCAATATCCCAATACCAGTTAGGCATGAACTCGTATTGACATTCCATAAACCATTGCCACTGTGAATAAGTAAATCCTTCAGGCATCAGCCAAACTCCTTTAGTAATTCATTAACTTCTTCTTTACCTGCACTTTCAAGATAATATTCTAGTCTATCTTCAACTGCAAAATTTATAAGAGTATCTAAGTCCCAAGTGTCAATCATATTATCAACAGCCTTTTCAATTTTATCAGTATAATCCATTACTCCATCTCCTTTACTTTAGTTGCTAAATCTTTGAT